ATTTATCCGACGATGGATTGCAAAAGGTCGTCGATATGTTCGGCGATGTTCCCGTTAAAGAGTTGACCGCCCAAATGGAAGCGGTCAAAAAAAAAATAGATGAAGAATTGCAAATGTATTTCCCCCGGTTGTTCGACGATGCGACGGTTAAAGAGTATTACGACGAATTGCGCAACCGCACAATGTTAATGTTGGATGCGATTATAAACGGCGATACAGAGGACAAACGGGCGGAAATTGATAAAATAACGACGATGTTGTTGTTGTACAATCGCCCGGTTGTTTTTAGTGGTTCCGATAACATGGAAATTCAGTACGATAAACAGTTTGAGAATATGTGTTTAACCATATCCCAACATTTGCACGTGCCGGAGCCAAAGAAATACACCGTTTTAGAGTATTACAACGCATTTGAGCGGATAAAGGAGTTGTTGAAACCAACCAAAAATAAAAACGGCGTCAAATAAGGCGATTTGCGGCGTTGTTTTTCTTTGGTTGATTAACTCATGGAAAAGAAAAGATAATTTAATACGGGGCAAATTGCCCGCAAATAACGTTAAGTATGGCAGATAATAACAACCCTATAAAATATAGCGACCTTGTAAGCCCGGACGATTCGATTACAAAGTTGATTAATCAGTTAGACCAACTTTCCGACGCCTATATGAACACTCTAAAAAATATAAAGAATGAGGCGATAACAGTTAAGGCTGCATTGGAGGGCGTAAGCGGGGCGACCGAAAACGGACGTAAAACAATCCGGGGGGCGTCCGCCGATACCGACAAATTGACACGGGCGGCAAAGGATTTGGCATTTGCGGAAAGCGAGAACGCAAAACGGTTGGCGGAATTGAAGCAAGCGCAAAAAGAGGCGAACGAATTAAACAAGTTGACAACCCGGTTGAACCAATCCGCCGAGGGTTCATATAATCGTTTGTCCGCTCAATACTCAATCAATAAAATATACCTCAATAATATGACGGTTGAGGAAAGGGAGGCGACCGAGGAGGGGCGCAAATTGGTTGCCGAAACAAAAGCGATTTACGAGGAAATGAAACGGTTGCAGGAAGCGACCGGAAAAACATCCCTAAACGTCGGTAACTATTCCGACGCCGCAAAAGGGTTGACGACCCAAATAGAGAACCAAACGAAGCAATTAGCATTGTTACGATTGGAGGGCAAACAAGGAACCGCCGAATATCAGCAATTGAGCAAAGAAACCGCAATGTTACGAGATGCGGTTAAGGATGCGACCGATGAAATTACCCGCATGGCGTCCGATACGTCCAATTTGGATGCCGTATTAGGTTTGGCGGCTGGTGCGTCCGGTGGGTTCGCCGCATTTACCGGGGCAATGGAATTGTTCGGGGCGGAAAGTGAGGACGTACAAGAAGCGCAAAAGAAGTTACAGGCAGCAATAGCCATTACAACCGGGGTGCAAGCCATACAAAACGCAGTACAAAAACAATCCGCAATTATGTTGGGTATTTCCCGGCTACAAATGGCGGCATTGAGCAAAGCGCAAGTTTATAACCGCCTTGTTACCATGCAGGGAACAAAGGCAACATTGGCGGCTACAATTGCGCAAAAGGCTTTCAATCTGATTGCCGCCGCAAATCCGTATGTTCTTTTGGCGTTGGCATTGGTTACGGTTGTGGGGGCTTTAGTTCTGTTTGCATCTAATACCGATAAATCGGCAAAGAACCAACAAAAACTTAACGAGGCGCAAAAGGCGTGGTTGGATTATTTGGAAACCGAGGCAACCGAAATGAACCGGGTTAGCAACGAACGTGTCGCCCAATTGAACCGGGAATTAAACATTGCTAAAGCCCGTAACGCTTCATTGTCTGAAACCCGAAAGATTGAGGACGAAATATTAGCCGAGCGCACAAAGGCGCATAATAAAAGCGTTGGTTTTTACGGTCAAGAATTAAACGATTTGGAGGCAAACCGGGCAAAGTTGAAGCAATTAAACGATATGTTATTGCAGTTGAATAACGCCAAAGCCCGTGGGGATAAGAAAGTTTATATTGATGTTGATTTAGACGGTAAAATTGATAAAGTCAAGGTTGATGAAGCAATTGAAGCCGTACAGGGTCAAATAGATAATACCGGGCGGGCGGTTGACATTGCCGTTAATCTAAAAACCGAGGGGGCGGATTTGGACGCCGAAAGGAAAATACAAGCCGCCCAAAGAGCAAACGAAAACCGGAACGCCGCCAAAGCGGAAACGGATATATTGCGCAAAGCCGAGGACGCCCGGATTGCCTTAATTAAAAATTCATTCGACCAACAACGGGCGCAACGTCAAGCCGCCAACGCCCGTGCGATTGCCGACATACAATTGCAGTTGAGGACGGAAACCAATTTAACGGTTAAGGCACGCAAAGCGTTAAACGACCAAATTGTTTTATTACGGGAACAATTGGCGGTTGATATGGTAGATATTGCCAACCAACAACGGGCGGCGGAATTGTCCGCACAACGGGCAACGCAGGACGCCCAAATTGCATTGATGGCAGAGGGGGCGGAAAAGCAACGGGAACAATTGCGGGTTGAGTATGAAAGGCAAATACAGGACATTAACACCCGGTTAGAAACCGAGCGGGGATTAACTGAAACGCAAGTTGCCGAATTGCTTAACCAACAATTACTTTTGCAACAACAATACGCAAAGAGTTTGGGCGAATTGAACGACCAAATTACAATAGACCAAATGCAAGCCGCCGCCGACCGGACGCAATTACAATTAGACGCCGCCCGTGAGGGTTCGCAGGAAGAAATAAATTTGCGCATTCAGTTGTTACAGCAACAACGGGCAATCGAATTGGCACAAAATAGGCAATTAGCCGAGGACGTGCGCCAATCCGAGGCGGATATTAACGCCAAATATGATGCCGAGGTATTGAAGCAAACGACCGAGTTAAACCAACAACGGGCGTTAATGCTATTCGACCAAACACAAGCGTTGGAGGCGTCCGAGTTTGATTTAATCCGCAATTCCGAGGAACGCAAAACCCGGTTCCGGTTAGCGCAAGAAAAGGCACGGTTGCAAAAGATTTTAGAGTTGAACAAAGCCGCCGGGGTTAAAATGACGGATGCCGAGGTTAAGACAATCGAAAATACCATTGCGAAAATCGACCAAGAAATTGAGAAAAGCAAAGGCGACGAACGGGGTAACGACATATACGGATTGTTCGGGCTGAATTTGGACGACGACCAAAAGGAGGCAATAAGTACGTCCGTTTCCTTTGCCATTGAGCAATTAAACGGTTTTTTGGATGCAAAGGTACAAGCCGCCGACGCCGCCGTTTCCGCCGCCGACAAAGAGGTTGACGCAAGCCAACGCCGATTAGATGCGGAATTAGAGGCACGGGCGAACGGTTACGCCAATAACGTTGCAATGGCTCAAAAGGAATTGGACGTTGCGAAAAAGAACCAAGAAAAAGCCCTAAAGGAGCAACAAAAGGCACAGAAAGCACAGGCGGCAATACAAACGATACAACAAATTGGAAACCTTGTAACGGCGTCCGCTTTGATTTGGTCGCAATTGGGGTTCCCGTTTGCAATCCCGGCAATTGCTATAATGTGGGGTTCCTTTGCCGCCGCCAAAATCAAAGCCGCCCAATTATCCAAATCAGCCAACGCCGGGGGTTCGGAAAGTTACGGCGATGGTACGGTTGAATTGTTGGCGGGCGGTTCCCACCAATCCGGGGACGACGTGGATTTAGGAACCAAACCGGATGGAACCCGGAGGCGTGCCGAGGGCGGGGAATTTTTCGCCGTTATCAATAAACGTAATTCCCGCCGTTTCCGTCGTTTAATCCCGGACGTAATAAATAGTTTGAACCGGGGAACATTCCCCCAAAAGTACATTAATGCCTACAATACCGACGGCATTAATGTAACGGTTCAACAAAATAACGCACCGGATTTGCGGGATTTAAAAGATGATGTAAGGGAGATTAAGGAACAAAACCGCCGCCGTCGTTACGTCGATGGCAACGGCAATGTTATTGAGGTTTACAAGAATTTGACACGTAAAATTAAAAATTGATATGAACCCGATTTATAGACATTCATTTGTAAATGCGTTTTTAGCGAACGGGGCGATAAGTAACACAACCGGGAATATAAACGGGAATAATACAAATTTCTATTATACCCGTACTTTTGTCCCGGTTGGGAATGTGTACCCCCGCAAATTGTTTCAGAATTACACGCCGCAAGCCGGGGGCGCATTTTACGACAGCAACAAAAAGATTATCGGCGGTTGGGGAAGCGACCCGACCGCCACAAATACGGAATTTGACATACCAAGCAATGCCGCATATATCCGGTTTAATGTAAGCAAAGCGCAATACGCCAACGGGACGGCATGGTTGAGATTGGGAACGTTGGACGCCCCGAACGTCTTACAAGGTCAAACCGTGCATCCGATTTATAAGGACGATTTGGCAAAGGAGTACGAATTAGAAACCAACCAACGGTTTTATCGTGCCAAATTATCCGGCAAAATTACCTTTGTCCGGGATGATTACGACTATATAAACCGTCAATCGTTCGACAATGAATTTTTGTATTGCATTGAAAAGAGCGACGACGGCGGGCGTACATGGTTCCAATACTTTCAAGGCAAGTTTATGAAAACCGATTGTACGTTTACGGATTACGATAAAAAGGTTGTTGTACAACCGGACGCAATCGACGATTATAACGACGTGTTGGCGGGATTGGAAAAGGAATACAATTTAATAACGTTAGCCCCGACAATCCAACGGATAACGATAAACAAGCGTCCATTAATTCAAATATACGTTCCGGGGGATAGTGTTGTTTCTTGTTTTTTGGGCGGTACGAATTGGGAACAAGACGCAAACGCCACGACCGACCAAAACGCATTAGTACAAACCTATCATTTTGCTTTGTGCAATATATTGAAAGAAATACAAATTACGTCCAACGGTTCCCCGGCGGTAATATCCGGGCTTTATACCGGACGAATGGCGACGGGTGCAAGTGCGGACGCATTCGAGGGGAAATTATACCCGGAATTGAATGTTAATTATTATATCTATATTTCACAACAACGAATTGACGGCGTGCCGTTTGGGGTTGCATTGGTTGAGATACGCCGACGTTCGGACGACGTGGCAATGTTCCGTTATCAAAAGATTACAACGTCCCCGTTTGATACGTTGGAGTTCGATTTAACCGCCGTTGAGGGTTCCGGGGCAACCGGGACAATGCACGCCGATATGAAAAGTTACAATATATATGCCCGGTATTTGTGCGATGTGGAGAAAATCGACGACCTTAATACATATCCATTGCCCGCCGATGATATAGTTGATAATAACCGTAATTATAGGCGTGCGATTGGTTACGCAATCGACGTGGCGTTTATTTCAAACAACTTTTCAGATACCCCGACCGAGTGGGGATTAGCGGACAACGGAAAGTATTTTGCGCCCCCTTATTCCATATACGGACAAACGTTTTATCCAATCGCCCGGTCAACGTGGCGTTATGCGTCGTTGTGGTTTGGGTTTTATTTGATGGATTGGTTATTAGAGGAAAAAGCAAGGAAAGAATATACTTTGCGGGATGCGTTCCCGGTTGCGTCGTGTATATCTGTTTTGCTCAATCAGATTGCGCCGGGTATTACCCACGCAGCAACGGCGGAATATAGCCAATTTTTATACGGTGGTAACAACCCAATATCCGGATTGAATTTCCGTTTGCTTGTATCACAGAAAACCAATATTATAAACGGGGAATATCAGCAACCCGCACAGAAAGCCCCGACGACATTACAGCAATTTACCAATATGTTACGGGATTGTTTTAGGTGTTATTGGTTCATTGAGGACGGCAAATTTAAAATCGAACATATCCAATATTTCCGCAATGGCGGTTCCTATTCCGGCGGGGCTATATTAAGCCATGATTTGACAAAGGAATTGAATTTGCGCAACGGGAAACCGTGGGCGTTCAACACGTCGGAATATTCGTTTGATAAGGTCGATTTGCCCGAACGTTACCAATTTGAATGGATGGACGACGTTACGGCAGCTTTTGAGGGATTGCCGATACAAGTAATTAGCAAGTATGTAACGCCGGGAAAGGTTGAAGAAATTAATATATCAAACTTTACGTCCGATATTGATATGATGTTATTAAACCCCGGCAATATGAGTTCGGACGGGTTCGCCTTGTTTGCCGCCGTTCCGCCAACGTCCGGGTCGCAATGGATATTACCATTTACCCGCCAAACTATTAACGGGGTCGAATACTTTTTGCAAAACGGATATTTGGCGTTTATCAATCTGCAATCCCCGTATTGGTTGTATGATTTGCCCGCCCGTCGTGTATCAATAAACGGTTCCGAGGTTTACGCCCGTGGCATTGAGAGAAAGAAGAAACAAACGTTTAGTTTTCCGGCAAATGACGACCCAAACCCCATGCAATTAATAAAAACGTATTTGGGTAACGGTCAAGTTGATAAATTAAGCGTAAATTTGTGCAGTCGTTCCATTAAAACAACTTTGAAATATGACACCGAATAACAATTTGTCTGTATTGCCGTTTTATGAAAGTCCGCAATACCAAGATTATAAAAAATCGTATGCGTATGGCGATGTTTACCCGTTATTTACGCCTATAAATAAATTATTGCCGTTTCAAATCATACGTCCGACCCGTACCAATTCGATTGCATGGGTGCGGATTTACGATTATAAATTTACCCGTATATTGGCAGATATAACAACGATGATGAAAGAAACCGGATTGCAGATTGTCCCGTTTGCTAATTACGGTTATGATGTTATTGTTTATCCGGGATTGTTGCCGTTATCTTTGGATTTACCGGAGGGGCGATATATGATTGCTATTAGCGACGGCGCACAAACGTTTTATTCGGACGTATTTACAAGGATTTCCGGGGGAATGGATGGTTATTTGTGCATTGAATGGAGCGACGCCGCCAATATGGAGGTTGACGGCGGACAAATCGTTTACGAGGGCGTCCAATTCAAAAACCGGGTTTACGTTTGTGCCGAGTTAGGAAAGCCGGAATACAAGTTTGAGGAAGAGGGCGAAGAGCGGGACGGGTATTTTTTCCCCGAAAAACAAATATCCGAAAAGACGTTCCGGTTTATATTTTTAGCCCCCGAATACCTTTGCGACGTAATGCGATTAATTCGCATGAGTGATTTTGTTACGGTATATAGTCAAGGCAGGAAATACGATTGCGATACGTTTTTGATTACCCCTAAATGGCAAACGCAAGGTAATTTAGCGTCGGTTGAATGTGAGTTTGAATGTGCAACAGTTGTTAAGAAAATCGGACGGGGTGTTATTCCAACAACCGGAGGCGATTACAATAAAGACTTTAATAATGATTTTAATAATAATAATGTAGTTTAAATTTTTATCAGTATGGGAAATTACGAAGAATTAAAAGCCGCCGTTATGTCCGTTATTAAAACGAACGGCAATCAAGAAATTACAGGGAATTTATTACAAAACACATTGTTAACTATAATATCAACAATGGGTATTAATGCAACATTTGCAGGAATAGCAACGCCAACAACAACCCCAGGCGTAAATGATGCAAATGTATTTTATTTAGCGTATGAATATGGTATATACGAAAATTTTGATTCCATCAAAATAGATAATGGAGTAAATATAATATATAACAAGTCTGGTTCATGGGAACATGAATTAGTAATTCTTGATTGCAATAAAGGTAAAATCCAACTATATGATGGAACAATAAGACAATCGGATGGCGTATATATAAAAAATGAAACAACAAGGGTTGTAACATCTTATCTAATACCACCTATAATGTTGAGTTTGAAAGATGGCTATCAAATTACAACAGCTGCAGTATATGATAGGATTAGCGGGAATTATATAGGGATGAAAGATATAGAAGAAACATACGAAATGGATGGTATATCAATAAGGATTATAATAAAAAAAACAGATAATACGGCAATAAGAAGTGATGAAAATATAATTGATGAAATAATATCACAAAATACAATTAATAAATCAAATATATCATCATTATATAATGTAATAGATATCTTCGGTTTAAATGGTGATTTGAATGGAGGGTATTATAGCAAAGAATACGCAATTCAAAAAGTTTACAGTATCATTAATCCACGGTTAAAAGTCAAAGATAAAGCATTTGGGACAATAATAGCTTACTGTTCCGTTTATGGTAATACGGAATATATTAGAAATGATGGGGGTACATTTACAATTGCAAATAATTGGTCTAAAGTAAATATGAATGCTTATGACGTAAGGCGAAATATACGACCTACATTGGAAGGTGGTTTTATTAGCCCTACAAATGGATACGATACAAATGGATTTATTAAGACTTGTCTTAGAACAAAATACTATATAAGAGCATCGCAAGTAGACCAAGTAAAGATAACAGTAAATGATGGGTACAAGATATATTTTAGGCAGTATGACAAAGATAAGAATCTGATATTGCCATTGCAGCAGTATGTAGGTAATGTTATTCTTGACAAAAAGTGTGAATTTTTTCGTTTTATAATTGAGAAAAATGAAAATTCAGAAAAAAGAGTAATAACAGAAAGTGAGATTGGATTATCTGTTGAATTGTATTGTACTAAAGATTTTGTCTTCATTGAAGATAAAAATCCATACAAAGATGGTTTAATACAGTTATCTACAAGGGTTCAAATACCGATGAAACCTAATGATGTATTGGAAACAAATGTCAGTGAAGCAGTAAAATATAGTTATGATATTCAGACAATAGGTAATATAATATTAAAATTGCCGAAATCATACAACGAGAATGGAGGTAAAACAAGACTTATAATATTTGCACATAGTAGTGCATACCCGGAAGTGCAGAATTTTTATGAATATGACCCATACGTTGATTATCTCGTTGGGCAAGGTTATGCAGTATGTGATTGTACGGCATACGCAACAAGTGATGATAGTGCCGGAAGATTCAGAAGTAATGTTATAGGTACGTTGCATTTCCTTTGTACTCCGCTAAATTATAAGTGCTATGTTACTATGTACCATTGGTTAATGGAGAAGTATAATTTTTACAAAGAAGTATTTATATGCGGAAAGAGCCACGGAGGTTATCAGGTGTATTCATTGCCTAAATACACCGATATTCCAGTTCTTGCAGCATGTTCGTTAGCGGGAGCGTATGATATATTCGCTCTAAAGTTTGGTTACACTAACGAGGATAGAATAGCATTCATGGATTCATTTGGGTTTAGTGGTATGGAAAGAAATGAAAGTGGTGAATTAATTGGAGAAGGTAAAATAATGCTAATTCCGGAAGAAGGTTCGGATATAGGATGGACGGAAGAACGCAAACAATATGTTCAATTAAATATAGATAAGACATTAGGATATATATGTACTTCGCAATCTATAATTAATATTAGTAATTTAGATATTTTTGATATATTAGCCGTTGATAGTAATTACGAAACAAGACTAAATGAGTGGAAACAAAAGAAACCAATAAAAATTACTAAAACACCATTTGCTATATTTTGTTCAGAAGATGATTATGGATTGTTTTACGAAAATATGTTGGCTAAAGTATCAATAAACAACGCTAATTCTATATGTTTTCTTAGGAAAATGCCAAGTGGTAGCGGAAATCCGCATCATACAGTTGATACGGCAGGGCCTTTTATAGATAATATTGTTGCAGCAGATGGTAATACATATAAAAATATACCCGTTGCGTGGGCTGAAATGTTGAATTTCTTTATTCAATATGAATAATATGACTAAATATGTATTTACATGAATAAAAAACATGTAAGTCGGGTTTCGTTGACGTTACCCAATTTTATGGAGGGTTTGAACGTGGAAATTGTAGAGTAAACAGACAAATATTTTGACCGATACGGTGTAAAACGGAAAATTGTTTATAAGTTACAACACGGACGACGCCAATTATTTAGTATTACGAACGAAGTAAGAACCGAGCCGGGGAGCAATCCCCGGCATAACAATTTGATAATATGGATAAAATTTTTACATGGGAACAATGGCGTATGATATTCGCCACGTCGTTAAGCCCGGTTTTAGCCTATTTAACCCCAACGGCGGGATTTATGTACGCATTGATTATAATGTTTGCTTTCAATATTTGGGCGGGTATGCGGGCGGATGGGGTAAGCGTAAAGCATTGCAAAAACTTTCGTTTCAGTAAGTTTAAGAATGCGTTGGCGGAATTGCTTTTATATGTGGGTATCATACACGTAATTTATTCCGTTATGCTGCAATGTGGCGATAATGAAGCCGCCAAAGTAGTAATTAAATCGCTTACATACGTTTTCATGTATGTATATTTGCAAAACGCATTCCGAAACCTTATTAAAGCATATCCCACAAAGGTTGCGTTGCGTATTATTTACCACGTTATCCGGTTGGAGTTTACACGGGTATTGCCGGGATATTGGCAACCGATAATTGAGAGATACCAACGGGAACATGATAGCGATATTATTAACGATAAAGAAAAGGAGGGCGAACAATGAACCAAACAGAGATTTTAAAATATTTGGAGGAACAAAAAACGACCCGGAAAATTACGGATTTGATTGTACATTGCACCGCAACCAAGCCGGGCGCAAAAGTCAACGTTGATGTTATCGACGGTTGGCACAAAGAACGGGGATTTAAGAAGCAACCCCAAAGCGGGCGAATTTGCGGTTATCATTTTGTTGTATTGCCGGACGGGACGATTGAAACCGGGCGTTATCTTTCCGAGATTGGGGCGCACGTTTCCGGGCAAAATTCCCGTTCTATTGGTATTTGTTACGTTGGCGGATTGGATGCCAACGGCAAAGCCGCCGACACACGCACCCCGGAACAAAAGGAGGCGTTAATATGGTTATTATCCCGATTAGTTGTTATGTTCCCGGACGCAACGATTAAGGGACACCGGGATTATTCCCCGGATTTGAACGGCGACGGTATAATTGAACCGTGGGAGTATATCAAAGAATGCCCGTGTTTTAATGCGGCAATTGAATATAACAATGTTTGAGTATGAAAAAGTATATAATATTGGCGGCAATCATTATGGCGGTTGCCGCCGCCTTTTGGTTCCAACAAAAGCGCATTAATAATTTGACCGTCGAACGGGACAAATACCGGAGCAATACCGAAACGTTGTTGCAGGACGTCCGCACGTATCAAACAAAGGATAGTTTGAACGCCGCAAAGGTTGGGAATTTGGAGTTGAAATTATCCGAATACAAAAAATACCGGGCGGACGATGCGGCGTTAATCAAATCGTTGCAGACAAAAAACCGGGATTTACAAAGGGTTACGACGGCGCAAATGGAAACGATTAACGAATTGCGGGCGAACGTCCGGGATAGTATTGTATATTTGCCCGGCGACACGGTTACGACCGTATTACGTTGTATTGAGTATTCCGACAAATGGGTTGACTTTGACGGATGTATTATAAATAATACGTTTTCGGGCAAAATTATAACACGGGATAGCCTTTTAATAACGGAAAGTGTGCAATATAAGCGTTGGTTAGGTTTTTTATGGAAAACAAAACGGATAAAAAACCGTGAATTTGATATTGTTTCAAAAAATCCACATACAAAAATTACCGGATTTGAAGTTATAACCATAGAAAAATAACTATCTTTGAAAAAACGGGGTAGGTTGGAGTAGCTACCAACTGAAAAGGGCAAAGCCAACAGCCCGCCCCGTTTTTCTTAAATGTTGGCTTACTTATAAAGTTGGCTTGCAACCCCTTTTTCTATTAAGCCATTTTTAGCCCGTTTCCGGGCATTTTATTTCAAAGTGGATAATTTCCCGTCCCGTTTGCAAAAGTCGCTTAAATCGAAAATTCTAAGAAAATAATATTAGTATGCCGATAGTATGAGAAATAAAAATAAAACTTCTTATATTGCACTATCAAAATACTAAAATATAATTTATGGAGAATTGGAAAGACATTAAAGGTTATGAGGGATTATATAAGGTTAGTTCATACGGTCGAATAATGACGGTAAGGAAAAACGCAATACTTTGTCCCGCAAAAACTATTAGTAACGGTTTAACCGTATCATTAAGTAAAAACGGAAAGAGTAAGACAAAACAAATTAGCCGATTGGTTGCAAATGCTTTCATCCCCAATCCGGACAATAAACCATACGTTGACCATATCGACGGAGTGCGTTATCATAACTTTGTTGAAAATTTGCGCTGGTGTACGCAAAAGGAAAATATGAATTACGAATTAGCGATAAGGAATAAGACAAAATACAATTTTCCAATTGAGGGCGTCGGATATGATGGCAAAGTATGTGTTGAGTTCTTAAATTACAAGGATGCACAAAAAAAAGGATTTGATAGAACGCTAATAAAAAAGGCTGTTGATACAGGTAAGCCATATAAAGGCATACATTATCGAATAAAAATTGAAAAATAAAAGATAAAACCTTTGGTAATTAAAATAAAGGTTGTATATTTGCATCATCAAACAAGAACGACCGGGCGTTTTCCCGGAAAATAGAGAGCGAAACAATATGAATACTCAAAGCATTTATAACGGATTAGATTACACAACAAAAGAGATTAACCGCAATTTCAAAATTAAGGTAAACGGAATTGTAAACGGCAAAAAGGTTAATGTATTGGTTGGCGTGTCCGGTTTAATAAAGATTGTCGGCGACATTAAGTTAGTCAATCGCTTGTTAAAACGTGCTTTCAATTGTTACGACGACAAAGAGGTTTGCAAATTGCGCCGAGGCGTTAAAATCACTTTCTATTATCAGTAAACAACGACGGGGCGTTTCCCCGGAACAATATAAATTTTCAATCATGGCAAAGTACATTTTAGTTAAGACAGTAAAGGGAAAGAAATACGAGTACCAAGTTATTGACGCCGATAGTAAGGCGATTGTATCAAAAAGAACGTCCGCCCGTGAATATGTGGCGTGTACCGCCGACGGGTCGTTTTATTTCGGTCGTTTGGATTTAATCGGCAAAGGCGACCACGGCAAACGGTTGAGCCATGCGACGGAAATATTGGCAAACCCGGAAAAGGCGTATAAAAAACAAATCGCATACTTTACGCCGGATTATCGGAGTATATGGATAGCCGAAAACCCCGCCGAACAATGGATTGCCCGAAACGTTGAATATGCGACAAAGGAAAAAGAGAGATTAAACGCAATTGCGTATTTGCAGTAATAACAAGCTGGGGGATTGCGCCCCCGGCATAACCATTTAGAGCGATGAATAAAACGAAACGTTACCGATTAAGTCAAGATATGTATAAGATAATCCAAAATGCAAACGGTGGGTTATTCTTACTTTATACCCGGCACAATCCCGGCGATGTGTTGAACCTATTGTTAGACGGCAACGATATTGGGTTGCTTTGTCAAGTTGAGAGCCGACACGACCAATATTATAAATTTTGTAGAGTAATTGTATGATGGAAAGAAAACATATTTATTCGGTATCTTTTGGGAAAGATAGTGTAGCAATGTTATTATTGGGGATAGATAAAGGATTGCCAATTGATGAAGTTGTATTTTTCAATATAGGGGTTGAATTTGACGCAATTTATAGTGTGCGGGATATGATATTGCCTATATTAGCCGAACGAGGTATTAAGTACACCGAATTAGAAATAGACAAACCATTTTATTGGTATATGTTTGAAAAGCCCGTTTGTAAAAAAGGTACAAAAATAGTTCATAAATACGGTTATGGTTGGTGCGGCGGCAATTGTCGTTGGGGTACAACATTGAAATTGCGTGCTTTAAAAAATTATATTGGCGATAATTGGGATTATGTGGCTATTGCCGCCGACGAAACGGAACGTATCGAAAAAGAACGCCGGGAAAACAAAGTATTACCGTTGGTTGAAATGGGTATAACAGAGGCACAAGCCTTACAATATTGTTACGACCGGGGTATTTATTGGGAACAAAACGGCGTCCGATTATATGAAATATTAGACCGGGTTAGTTGTCGAATTTGCCGCAATAAGAATTTAAAGGAGTTACAAAACATTAAACGATATTTGCCGGAAACATGGACGGAATTAATGGAGTTGCAAAACCGTATTCCACAGCCATTTAAACCGGGACGAAAGAATAAAAAAACCGGGGAATTGATACCGGGCAAAACAATACATTATTTTAGTGAATTATGGGACGATTAGATATTGAAAAACAAAAGGAATTAGAACCAAAGCGCATGGAATACGCACGGAACCAAATAACGGCGTTGGGTTATCCGGTTACGGAGGTCAAACGCCACACCTTACAATTTACGTTCCGGGGTTCCCCGGTTACATTATACCCGTATTCCGGTTGGTTTACCGGCGCACCGTTACCGATGGACGGGGAATTAAGAACCTATTAAAACAAATACCTATGCGATTTGCATTAAGAAAACAAGAAAAGATAAAAGCGTATTTTGAGCCAAACGGGGACGAAATGTTGAACCGGATAAAAGAAAGTTTAACCCGGTATTTTTCCGCCGACCGTTCGGATTTCCCGGAGGGATTGCGGGATATTGAAAGCGATTATAACCAATTGCCGGGGGAACCATACCCAACCATTGCGATAAACGACACCGGGAACCCGGAACGTATGATTAAGTTTTATGTTACCGGGAAACAATACGACGTTTACCATGTAGCATTTAAGGGATTTACAAAGGGATAAAAGAGAACCCCCGACGCAATGAAGTAACGCCGGGGGTTGGTACGCAGTAACCGAGAGCGATGTTTGAGGTTATGCGGTGCAACAAAATTAGTGCTTTTATCTGTATTACAAGCGTCCAACGTGAACAAATAAAATATTCAAAGGTTTTATTTTTGGTAATATAGATTTTATTTATACTTTTGCAGAAACAAAACCCACCGGGGGGATTATCCGGCAAAGATATGAGAATAAAAGAGAGCGATTTATTAAAACAATTGGCGACCGATAGCGGGAAAACAGCCAAACAAGTTTCCGAAATTGTCGTTTCGGAATTACTCAAAAACAAAGTTATTGAGGACGACCCGGACAATTGGGGCGTTTCCGTTTTCGATGCAATAAACGAGAACGTAACCGAGGAACAAACCGCCAATTGTTATGGGGCGATTTCCGAGGCGTTGGGCGTGTATCTGAAACGGGTATATTTCATTGTCCCGGATTTGGATTTAATGGGGGATGATGATTGCCCGGAGTGCGGCGGCGAAATGGAAGTTACCGACGGGGAATATAAACAGACCGGAGGCGACGGATATTTGACCCCGCCGGAATATACCGCAATTTGGGAGGAAAAAACGTGTACGCATTGCGGACACAAAGAGAGCAACGAACCGAGTTATTAACAATAAAAGACTAAAGAAATGGCAGAAATGACGAAATTAAGAGTAAACGAGGCAATCGCACGGGCGCAAACCGCCGGAATTAAAGTTTATAAAAAAGAGGTTGCCGCCCGGTTATGGGAGGGACGCACCGAAAGCGCACAACAAGTTAATATGACTAACTTATGTAACGGTACGACTAAACGGATACGCCCGGAATGGGTTGTTATCATTTGCGAAATGTGTAATTGCACCCCTAATTATTTGTTTGGATATGAAGAATAACGGGTTACAATGGTTTGAACGCATGGCGGACGTTATGTTTTCCGATAGGTTCCAAGCGAAAGCGATTATTGCGACATTTGGAACGTTGGGCGTTGTTTGTCTGATTGGCGCATTTTGGAACCCGTGGCAATTGATGTTTGCGGGTATGTGTGCCGCAATGGTATTATGTGGATTTTCAGAATTAAAAGAGAGTAGAAAATGAGAGCGAACAAAAAGAAACCGGAAAATCCGGTACAAAAGACGGTCGAAAGTTTGGGAGCCGTTCCCGCTGACCAATTCCCGGAAATTACCGAGGAACAACAACAAATAATCCCCCCGTTTGAAGCGGTCGAGGTTGAGCAACCAACCGGAATATTTGAGATATTGCCGGGCATGACGGTTGAGGAAATGACGGCAATGTTTTTTGATGAAAAAACGTTGATTGAACCCCCGTATAAGGTTTGGCAATTGAATAGTAAGGGACACCGCTATTATTACCGATATGACGACAACGGGAACCCGGAGTTTTTCCCGTCGGTTACAACGATATTGTCCCAAACGTTACCCAAAGCCCCGCACTTAATACAATGGATTGCCAACAAAGGCATTGAGGAAGCGGAACGATACAAAGGCGAACGGGCGGCGTATGGTACGTTTATGCACGCCGCATTTGAGGAATTATTAATTAACCGGGCTTATGATTTGGACGGGTTAAAAGGCAAACTAAAAGAATATATTGAGGTTTACCGATTGCCGGACGATTTTATATATTATGCCGACGATTTGAAAAAGGACGTATTGGCGTTTGCTCAATTCGTATTAGATTACGACGTGCGCCCGTTGGCGGTTGAAATTGCTTTAGTGCATCCATATTACAAGTATGCCGGAATGATTGATTGCCCGTGTACCATGTTGGCAAAGATAGGCGGCGACGAACGTATTAACGCAATCGTCGATTTTAAGAGCGGACGCAAAGGATTTTACGAGGAAAGCGAGATACAATTAGGGATGTACCGGGATATGTGGAACGTCAATTTTGAGCAATTCCCCGTTACCCGTATTTTCAATTTCAGCCCGAAAGATTGGCGCAAACGTCCGTCGTACAATCTGAAAGAACAAACGGATAGCCCCAATATACGGAAAATCCCGTATCTGTTAGAAATTGCAGCCATTGAGGACGAAAAGAAAGATAATACGTTTACGTCGGTTAATGGTATGGTTTTATTGGATAATGCACCCGATTTGACGCAAAACGTAATATCCTTATCGTTGGCGGAATTGATTAAAACGAAAGCCCCAAAGGAGGCGACCCCGGACGAAAACACGGACGCCGCCGAGAAAGTCAAGGCGGATGCACCGGAACCGGAAAAGGAGCCAAAGAAAACAACCATTGTTAAACGTGCGCCCAAAAAGGCAAAGGAGGCGGAAAAGAAAGCCGCCACGGGCAAAACGACCGCAAAGCGAGGTAATACCACGGAAAAGAAAGTAAAGCCCGCAAACGAGCCTAAAAAGCCCAAAAATGAAAGTAGAAAAAAGATGTTGAACGACGACCCCGAAATTTGATTGAGATATGAAAGGAAGAATAAAACGACCGGAGGCGCAACAATCCCGTTTAATATTGCCCCGTGTCGGTCAAATAAAAATCGGTATGAAAAACGCAAACGGTTATCCGCAAAGCGTTGATTACTTCATACCAACGGGAAAGTATGCCGGGTTATTTACGCAAGCATACGGCGAAAAGCCGCAAACAATACAAATTGTTTTCCCGGACGACGACCCGGCAAAAGTATGTAACGAGCGTTACGAATACCGGGACGACGACGGGCGATTGATTGCGGCGGGCGATGGCGATACGTTCCAAGTATGGGACGGAAAGAAATACGAAACATTGACAACGGAGAAATACCCAAACTTAATGCAGTCGATAACGAAGCGTTACCCGAACAAAAAGAGCCGCCAACCCGATTGCGACGGTTGGGAGGTTACATTAACGCTAAACTTTATTGTTCCGTTGGTTCGTGGGGTTGCTGGGGTTTGGCAATTCGCCACAAAAGGCACGGCGTCCACAATTCCGCAAATTCGGGAAACGTTCGACGGTATGTTAGAGGAACGGGGATTTTGCAAAGGCATTATCTTTGATTTGAACGTACAATTTGCCACAACTCAAAAGCCGGGAGACCGTTCCCGCTTTCCTGTTGTCTCATTGGTTCCTAATGAAAGTGCGGATAATGTTTTGAAAGTGCGCAAAGCGTGGGAACCTGCAAAGCAATTGGATAATGAATAAAAAATGCTATATTTGCGTCGATAAAACAAACGACTACCACCGTTTGCAAAGTATTGCTAATTTATTTAGCGCAAAGCCCGTTTTCCGGTGTGTGGTAGCCCGGATTGCGGGCTTTTATATTTTAATTATGGATTTTATTATAAAAAACAAATGGATTAACGAATTGCATTTGAAAGGTAATAAGTTAATGTTGTATGCAATGATACACGCCTATTGTGTTAGATATGGCGAGTATTCAAAGGGTATTTTGTATTTATCCAAATGTTTAGGGATAAACAAAAGCACTGTAATTGATTGCCTTAAATGGTTATGCGAAAAAGGATTATTAATAAAATCAGTTCAGCCCGTAGCAGAACCGGATGTTTATAAAATATCAATATTATGAAATACACGATATTAATAAACCAATATGTCGCCGTTAATAGCGGTTTAGATTTAGATTTAATAGATTTGGCGATTTTTGATTTTATAAAAGATTTCGCCAATTGTGCAAGTTGCGTTAAGATGCACACCCCGGAGGGAATATATTTTTGGATTTCCCACAAGTTAATATTGGAAGCAATGCCGTTATTGAATATAAAGACAAGTCAAGGCATGATAAAGCGTATTGATAATTTGATTAAAGCCGGAATTTTACAAAAACATCCTAATTGCGAATTGTATAACAAAACTCTGTATTGTTTTGGTGAAAATTACGAGTTACTAACATTTACCGAAAAGGCAGCAAGGATATTAACCGGAGTTGATACCCCTAAACAAAAGTTGATGCCCCCCATAAACGAAAGTTTAGGGGTACCCATAAACGAAAGTTTAGGGTATAATAGTAATAATATAGATAATACAATAAATGATAATGAGAATACCCCCAACAACAATGTTGTCGGGGAATTATTCCCGGAAGAACAAAAGGTTGAGGAACCAAAGGAGAAAAAAACGTTATTCCGTAATTCCGACGTTTACAAAATGGTTAAATTTGAAAACGGCGTTGGCGTGGATTATTCCGAGTTTGAAAGTAAGTTTGCAACCCCGGAATTTGAAAAGGTCGATTTGGTTTATTATTTCCATGCCGTCGCCGATTGGAGCGACCAAAAAAACATGAAACGCACAAAGAACGGTTGGTTGGCGACCGTGCGTAATTTTATCCGTGGCGATGTGGAACGCAACAAATTACATTTGAAACCGCAATTCCAACAAAGCAAATCCAAGATAAACGTATCTGATGCAGTCAAATATTTAAATGATGATTTTTGATTATGGGAAAAGGACATAGATTTAGTTACAATTGGACGTTGAAAGATGCAAATTTCACGAAAGACAAAGGAAAAGTTTTTTCATGTTTTGCATGTGGAGGAGGTTCAACGATGGGATATAAGTTAGCGGGATTTGATGTAATAGGCTGTAATGAAATAGACCCAAAAATGAACGAATGTTATGTAAGAAATAATAATCCTAAATACAATTACGTATGTGATATAAGGGATATGGTAAAATCTAATGAATTGCCGGAAGAATTGTATAATTTGGATATATTAGACGGTTCGCCTCCATGTTCTACATTTAGTATTTCCGGGAGCCGTGAAGATTCATGGGGAGTAGAAAAGAAATTTATGGAGGGGCAAAAAAAACAAGTCTTAGATACTCTTTTCTTTGATTTTATTGATTTGGCAAAAAAATTAAAACCCAAAATTGTAGTATCAGAAAACGTAAAAGGTTTATTGATGGGAAATGCCAAGAATTATGTAAAAAAGATATATCACGAATTTGATTTAGCTGGTTATTACTGTCAACATTTTCTTTTAAATGCCTCTGATATGGGAGTTCCTCAAAATAGGGAGAGGCTTTTTTTCTTATGTATAAGAAAAGATATAGGAAATAAGTTTCTACATAAAAAAAACTTATTTGATTTAGTTCCTTTTATAGATATGAATTTTAAGGAGGAACCTATTTTATTCAAAGAAATAGTTGATTATGGCGGAAAAGAAATAAAAAAAGGTTCAAAAACACGTTTTTTATGGGATAATCAGAAAATTGAAGATAAAAGTTTATGTGATGTTTATCAAAGATTATACAATAAACGAGGCTTTTATAACGTTAATTTCTTTGATGAAAGAAGCGTTGCACCAACATTAATACCTGCAGGACACATGACTTTGATATTAAAAACAAAACCAATGTATTTAAGTAGAAACGAAATAATAAAAATTTCTTCATTCCCTTTGGATTATAAAGGGAATGACAAGGAAATTGGTTATTTATGTGGTATGAGTGTTCCGCCTGTAATGATGGCAAACGTAGCAAATAATATTTATGAACAATGGTTAAGTAAATTGTAATATGGAAAATTTACCGGAAAAAGCAAATGTTCAAAATGTGGCGTTGGAAATATACAACCCAAAGCCCGGAATAAAAGCAATTGAGATTCGCCGTAAAATGGTACAATTGCCGGAGGTTGCAAAAGCATTAACCCCGGTTGAAAAGTATATTTTCGTGGCGTCCACAAAAAAACAGATTGCCGAGATTGACGACGAAACGTTGATTGCCAAAACCGGGCAAATGTTCCGGTTTATCGCAATGGACGTGGGGTTTATCATTCCCACGGAAAACTGGGACGATTGGACGTATATTTGTACCCGGTTGTTGGATTTGCTAAAACGCTATTATTCGCAATTAACATTATCCGAGGTTAAATTAGCGTTTGAATTGCTGATTACCGGGGAATTAGACGACTATTTGCCAAAGGATAGGGACGGCAACGCCGAACGGAAACATTACCAACAATTCAACGCCGATTATTTCGCAAAGGTATTGAACGCATATTGCCGGAAACAAAACCAAGTTATCGGCAAAGCATATACAGCGTTGCCGGAACCGAAAAAGGAGTTAAGCCCGGAGCAAATCCGGTATTATCGCAATCAATCGGTTATGACTTGTTTAATGTGTTTTATGCGCTATAAATATACCGGGCGTTTAGTGTTTGGATTAACCGACGAAATGTTTGTTTATAATTGGTTGTTGGGCGTTGGGTTAGCGGATGAAGTGAAAGAAACCGAGGACGACCGGAAAGAAGCGTATAACCGATTTTTGGCACGTGCCGCCCGTGGGTTCGTTAATGAATTTACGGTTTATCACGTTCGTAAACAAGGAACCCAAAGCCCGGAAATTGATTATACAGCCTTTGAGGTTGCCCGGCGTAAAGAAATTAAACGGACTTTCGACCGAATGATTAAGGACGAAATTTATATCTATCATTATTTAAGGTTTGAAAAATGAAAAAAAGAGTTTCAGCGACAAAGTTGTACCGACTTTGGGAAAGTATAAAAGCCCGTTGTTATAATCCTAAAAGAAAGGATTATAACAATTATGGAGGTCGTGGAATAACTATTTGCAAAGAATGGTTTTGTTTTGATGCCTTCAAAAATTGGGCTTTAGAAAATGGATATAACCCCGGTTTAGAAATTGACCGGATAGATAACGACGGAATATATAGCCCGGAAAATTGCCGTTTTGTTACTCATTCGGAAAATAATAGAAATAGGCGAATACGCCGAGATAACACAACCGGATATAAGGGAGTAACCCGGCATAAACAAACCGGGAAATATAATTATGAAATTCAAATCGACGGAATACGATACAGAAAGAGCGGTTTTATAACTGCAAAGCAAGCGTATGACGAACGATTGATTAAGATTGAACAAATAAAAAAGATGTTATGAAAATAAATTGCATTATAGGCATAGACCCCGGAAGCAATGGGGGTATTGTGGTTTGGCGACCCAACCACAACGCAACGGCAATTAAGATGCCTAAAGACATTAACGAGATACGGGATTTTCTCAACTATTACAAAGAGATTTGCACGCCGATTGTCTTTTTGGAAAAATTGAGCGTTCGCCCGGACGACGTAACAGTTGGCGATGCCGGGGCAAACATGGGTAAATTGTACCGCATACAAAAGATGTTGCAAAACTTTGAGCATTTGAAAGCCATTATAACCGTCGCCGAAATACCGTTTGTTTTGGTTAATGCGATGAAGTGGCAAAACGACCTTAAATTGCGTATTAAGGTAAAAGGGAAAAAGGAGGAAAAGGCAGACCGCAAACGACGGTTCCGGGATATTGCCGGGAAATTATACCCGGAGATTATCCCGGCGTTATGGAATGCGGACGCAACGTTAATAATGCACTTTGGACGGTTCATTTTACAGAATAACCCCCGTTGGGTTTTGGAAAATTTGCCCCAACAAATGCACAACCGTTTATTTTAAGCCCGTAGGGGCGTTTAATTATTCAAATGATTACTTGTATGGCAGACGAAACAAAAGCCCCGCAAATCGAAAATCCCGAAAAAATAACGGCAAAAGATTTGGCGGAAATGGTAAAACAGATGCGGCACAACCAACGACGTTGCCAACGGAACCCAACCCCGGAAAAATTGGCAACGTTGGAAAGTTGGGAACGCAAAGTTGATGCGGTCGTTGCTGTATTGACCGATACACAAATGAAATTGTTTTGATATGGACGAAATGGATTATATCTATTTAGGCGACCGATTGACCCGCCCGGAATTGCGACGTATGCCGTGCCGGGCGGTTCGTCGTTCCGATGGTAAATGTATAAGAGGGCGCAACGGTAATATGTTAGTTGAGTTTGGCGGTATGGGTAAATGCGTTGTTTTGGGGCGATTATTGCGGAAAATAAAAAAATAGCCGAAAATAAAAGATAAAAGTTTTGGTAATATAAAAACTATACGTATATTTGCGGCATGATAATAACACGACTGGGCGTTTTCCCGGTAACTATAAAAACAAAATAGTATGAGAGCGAAAACAAGTATTTACGATTTTAGTTTTATTCCAAGCGGTTACGGACATTATAAAGTAACTTATACGTCCCCCGTTACCGGGAAACAATGGACGGCAACAACAAACGATATGCCGTTAATTGACGCAACAAAGAACGCCGACGAACCCAAACGCCGGGATTTAGAAACCCTTAAAAGAGTTTGCAAAAATGGATAAGGACGAATTGGGAGCCGTGCGGCACGCAATGACGGCAAAAGAGTTGGACGACCTATATAAGCGATTGGAAAACTTTATTGCTGATTGTACCCGGTTAGAGGTTGACGCCAACCGGGATGCACTTAATAAAGTGCAAACCATGATACACCAAAGAATGAGATTAACAAAATAGTAATAACCGCCGGGGGGAACCCCGGCGTAAACAATTAGAGCGATGTATATTAAGAAATTGGAATTGTTGAATTTTCAAGTTATCAAAGAGTTCAACGCAGATTTTGAGGGTAATGTATATTTCATTACCGGGGACAACGAGTTAGGCAAATCAACCCTATTAAAAGCAATCGGCGCAATGTTGACCGGGAACCGGGACGCCGTGTTGAAAAATGGAGAGGACAAAGGATTTGCAAAAATGGTAGTAGGTAACGACGGCGAAAATTACGAAGTCGAATTAAAGTTTACCAAAGCCAACCCACGTGGGACGTTATCCATAAAATCACAAACAACCGGGATGCGTTCGGATAACGTTTCAATGTTGCAAAAGATTTTCGGCTACCAAGATTTTGACGCCGTGGAGTTTTCCCGTTGGAGTGAAACCGCCGAGGGACGCCGCAAACAAATTGAGGTTGTAAAGGCTTTGTTGCCGGAAAAGGTGCGCACCCGAATTGCAGAAATTGACGCCGAGGTTACGACCGTTAAGGACAAACGAAAGGACGCCAACGCCGAGGTCAAGACGTACACAACCATTTGCGCCAACGCTGAAAAGCAATTGAAACCCGGCGACGTCAAAACGTATGCCGAGAAAAAGGATATTACGGCGTTGATGGAAGAACAAAACGAAAATGCCCGGTTGATTGAGAAAGCGAAAACGGTACGCCAAGCCCGGCAACAAAGGATTGAACAATTGGAGGCAATCCCCGGACGAATTAAAGAGGCGGAAGAAACCCGAAAAAGTAATATTAAGGCAATCGACGACAAATTAGCCGCCGAGGAAAAAGAAGTTGCCCGGATAATTGCCGAGGCAAACGCCCGGTTGGAAAAAGCCAAAGAAGATGCGAAAGCCAACAAAAAAGCCATTGAAAACGATTATAAGGAAACGTTGCAAGTTATCGTAAATGACAAATCCGAGTTTGTGAAACGTAAAGCGAATGCCGACAAATGGTTAGAGGAATACGAAGCCAATAACCCGGAACAATTAGACACGGCGGAACAACTCAAAAAAGCCGAGGAACACAACCGTATCAATGCGTTGGTTGTGGATTACATGGCAAAAAAGAAACAAAAGGAAGCCGCCGAGAAAACCGCCCGCACGTTTGAGGACAAATTAGGCGCATTGGCAAAGGAAAGGGAAACACTTATTGCAACGTCAAAATTGCCGATTGCCGGGCTTTCGTTCACGGACGACGGGTTAGAATTAAACGGCGTGCCGTTCGTAGCCGGGAAAGTGTCAGATAGTCAAATTATGGAGGTTGCCGCCAAACTGATTATCGCAAGCAATCCGACGGTTAAGGTGTTCCGCATTGCGAGGGGCGAAAGTTTAGGCGAAAAGCGTTTGCAGGCGATTATAGACATTGCAAAGGCAAACGGTTTTCAAGGCTTTATTGAGGAAGTGAAGCGGGGACAAACTGATTTAGTGGTTGAGGAATACACGGAAAACGAATAATAACCGGGGGCGGGCTTTCCGTCCCCTTAAAATCTAAAACAATGGCATATACATTGAATGATAATTTGAAACGTTGGGCGGAACAATACGAAACCGCCGAGTTTATCCAATCCGACCCGGTGCAAATCCCGCACCGTTACGATAGTCGGGTAAATATTGAGATTAGCGCATTTGTTACGGCGTGGATTGCGTGGGGTTCCCGCAAACAGATAATCCAAAAGGCGGATTTTATCGACCGGGAAATTTTCAAGGGTGCGCCGTATCATTACATTGTTGGAACCGATACGCAGGGAACCGCCCCGGAATGGAAGCAATACAAAGGCAGTAAAGAGAATTTTTATAGAACGTTTACATACGCCGATTTTCACGACCTTTGCGCCCGCTTATTTGACGTATATAGTAAGTTTGAGAACATGGAAAAGGCATTGCAAGCGCAACCGGGCGGGCGTCCATTGGAGCAATTACAACGTCTTTTCGGCGATGTTAAGGGCGTGCCGGATATGGAAACGGAAAGCGGTTGCAAACGCTTATGTATGTTTTTGCGTTGGATGTGTCGCCACGGTTCCCCGGTTGACTTTGGATTGTGGACGATTTGCGACCCCCGTAATTTAATCATTCCATTAGATACCCACGTACATAAACAGGCATTGCGGTTGGGGCTTGTAAAACGTCGGACGCCGGATTTGCAAACAGCCATTGAGATAACCGACCGTTTCGCCGAGATATTCCCGGACGACCCGACAAAGGGCGATTTTGCGTTGTTCGGTTATGGAGTGAATAACGGTAAGGTTGCACCCGTTACGACGGAACCGGAGCCGGAAAAAGAACAACCAACCGCCGTGGCTGATTTGTCAATTGCCGACGTTCTGAAAATGCGGTTGTTTTATGACAACGCCGCCGCCGAGGTTCGGGAAATATGGGAAAGTCGGGAAAAAGCCCGCAAAGCATTGAAAGCAACCGAGCGTTTGAAAGCGCACCCAATCGACGGGTTGCACAATGCCGGATTGTTGGAGCCGGGCGAATTTGTCGTTACGTTTGCAAAGATATTGGATAAGCGAGAAACGAAGTTATCACGGGCGGAACGGGACGTTATCCATACAATCGGAATGACAGCGTTTAATAAGACAATGAAAAAATTAATAGCCGATGAAAAAGCGAGAAATAACAGCAACGGGGACAATAAACAATAACGGCGGGTTGGCAATGTACATGGGGGAATTAAACGAGTTTTTCAAGGGTTGGAAAGGTTCCCGCGTTATTGCCCGGTTTATTGTAGTGTCGCCTGGTTCGTCCGAGGCTTTGAAAGGGTATTACTTCAACTATGTTGTACCGACGTTTAAGCACGCAATCTGGGAGGCGGGCGAACGTCTTACAGAGGAACAAACCGAACGACGTTTGCGGGAACTTTCCCCTATTATGTACGTCGAACGGGTCAACGAGGAAACGGGGGTATATTCCCACGATTTGCGCACCGTGGCGGATTTGTCGAACGCCGAGTTAATCGAACATATCGAAACGCTCAAACAGATTGCCGCCGAGGAATACAATACATTTATTGATGACCCCCGAACATTATAATTATGAAAAAGAATATATTGCATTTATGTGCAGATGTTGGGAGTGATAGTTGGTATTATCAGAATGACGACAATTATAACGTTATTTTAATAGGCAAAGATATTGGAGTTGAAAATTATACGCCGGATATACCCATACATGGAATTATAGCAAATCCCGTTTGTACGGAATTTTCGACAGCAAGCAACTTCAACAAGGTTGGAGATTTAGAAAAGGGAATGTTTTTAGTTAATCATTGTTTGCGAATAATAAAGGAAAGTAACCCCAAATTTTGGATTTTAGAAAACCCGTTTAATGGTAGGTTAAAACAAATATTAGGGGAGCCGAAAATGGTTTATCAACCGTGGCAATTCGGTAGTCCATGGACGAAAAAGACCGCCATTTGGGGAGAATTTGTAAAGCCCGAAATTATATTTAAAAAATGGGAGGATGTACCGAAATTGGATTTGTATGTAAAACCAAGGCGCAATAAACCGGGGTTGGATTGTTTACACAAAAGCAGTATTCATTTAATCCCGGAATTTAATAAATTTATTGATGTAGTAACCAACGATTCGGATTTTCGTTCTTTGTGTTCACAAGGATTTGCCGAGGCGTTTTATAAAGTAAATAAATAATGGCAAAATTGACAGATACCGACCCAATGCCAATTGGAAAATTTAAAGGCGAAAAGATGGAAAACGTACCGTATTGGCATTTGCTTTGGTTGGACGGAAAACCGTTTTGTAACCGGGACGTCCAAAAGTATATAGACGAAAACCGGGACGTTTTGGAATTGGGAAAAAAGCGGGATAAATACCGCAATGAGAGCGAAAACAGTAATTAACGATTTAATATTTAAGGTTATGCAAAAAATTGATTTGAAAGATGTTTGTTTCTTTGATTGTGAAACAACCGGGGTTCCGGCAAAGGGTTTGAAATGGGATGCGGATTTTGAGCAATTCCCGCACGTCGTCCAATTGGCATGGTCGTTGGGCGATAAGGAAAAAAGTTATATTATCAAACCCGATAATTACGAGATACCCCCGGAAACAGCCGCAATTCATGGTATAACAACCGAACGGGCAATTGCCGAGGGCGTGCCGTTTGCCGAGGTTGTGGACGAATTTTTAGCGGATGCCAACGCCGCCCCGCTTGTATGTGCGCACAACATTTACTTTGATAGTTCAATGTTAAAAGCAAACGTTTTGCGTTATTTGGGGCGGGAATATTACGACGCACACGTTGAGGACGCATTACATAAGGCAAAACGAATTGATACCATGATGAAAACGATTAAATTTGTTGGAGCGTTGTTTTCAAATGGTCGTCCGGGTAAATTCCCACAATTAGAGGAATTATATAGTAAGTTATTCCCCGGCGAAACATTCCCAGCGCATGACGCATTAGAGGACATAAGGGCGTTGCGCCGTTGCGTCCCGGAATTGGTTAATTTGGGGATTATTGAGTTAGCGCAAAAGGAATACCCGGCGGAACAACTCAAAGCCCAATTTGAGCCGGAAAAGCCCAAAGGCGGGCGCAATATTGAGTTACACGACCCCAACCCGGTAACGGAACCAATCGGAACCGGGGAACCCGCCCCGGAACCAATCCCGGAACCGGAATGCCCGGCGGTTCCGTCGAATAGTAAGACACGGGAATTGTTGGACGAAAACGAATTTTGATTAAAACCGTGCCGGGCGGGTTCCCGGCAACAAATAATATTACAATATGAGCGAAGAAAAAAAAGCCGCAAACGTTATGTTGATACCAAGCGAAAAGGCGTTTGCATTGTCGAAAGTCAAGACATTAAAGGACGGCGGGTTAGACGTACATTATGAAGTTACCGAAACAATCGGTAATGAGAGTTACACGAACAAATACCACGTCGAAAGTGCAAAGGACATACACCCGGATTTGCGGGATTGTTTCGACCGTTTGCGCCCAATCATGGGACGGATTTTTAATATTACGTCCTTTCTTTCAATGGTTGAAACGTCCGATTTCAAAGCAACCAAAAAGCAAAGCGAGTTATCACGGGATTTTGCCGACGAAATGTTGAAAAACATAGAGGTTCGGGGCGTGTCCTTTTCCGGTCAAGACGATAACGTAGGGGTTGTTTTAACCGGGTTGTTTACCGTGTCAAACAATCAAAAAACCGCTATCAATTCCCCCCGACTTAAATTCAATACGGAAACGTTCGGGTTTGAGGAAGAATTAGAAGAAATTGCCGCCGACATTGAAACCGAGGTTTACGCCTTTCTTTTCAAGGGTAAAAAGGCGCAATTGGAGTTGTTCGGGGCTGATGGCGAACCCGCACCGGGTTTGAGTGCCGAAAAGGTAGAGGACAACGGATTGTTCCCGAACGTTGACGACCCGGCGGACGAAAACGAGGAAAACGACGAAACCGGGGATATGTAAGGCAATGGAACCGTATTTGCTAACAGACCGGGACGAATACCAATATTGTATCAATCGGGGGTATAATCCCCTGATTGATATAAAGCATTTTACAATGGATATTCGTTTGAGGGTTGAGATACAACGGGAATTGTTCGGGCATTGTATTACGGGACGGGGCGCAAATATCATGGCGGCAAATGAACGCTTTTTTCGTTGGGTTTGGGAGCATAAGCCACACCGATGCGAGGAATGTTTAAAGCCGTTACGGAATTATTCCGCCATTTATTGTTCGCATATATTGACCCGTGGAGCGTTTCCCGAAATGGCGCATGATGCAAGAAATATAAATATACTATGTTTTGAACATCATTCATGTTGGGAGAATGGGGATAAAACGAAAATGCGTATATATTCCGGCAATATGATAATGATTGAATTAATGAAAAATGAGTATGCAAATCTGGAAAGATATTGAGGGTTACAAAGGACATTATCAAATTTCTAATTATGGCAATGTTCGTTCCTTAAAAAAGGATGCGTTTCTAATGAAAGGCGGATATTTGAAAGGATATAAAATAATTAATTTATGGAAAAATGGAACCGGGAAAATGTTCCGTGTTCATAGATTAGTTGCGGCGGCTTTCATTCCGAACCCGGAAAACAAACCATGTATCGACCATATCGACGGCAACCGAGCCAATAACCATGCAGATAATTTGCGTTGGGTTACGGTTAAAGAAAATCAGAATAACCCAATAACAAAATCTAAATGGATTGGAAAAAAAGCGAACCCGCACCACGAAAAAGCGGTTGAGCAAATAAAAAACGGTATTGTTGTAAATGTGTTTGTTAGCATACAGGAAGCCGCCCGAAAAGGCAATTTTTCGGCAACGGCAATTTGTAAGGTATGTAAAGGGAAAGGAAATTTGCATAAGGGTTATAAATGGAGATATAAAAAATGAGAACCAAAAAGAGGCAACCCGATTACGGGGCAATTTCCCGGTCGTCAATCAAAAAAGACTTTCAGAGGGTACAAAGATACCCCGCCGAGGAAAAACGCCCGCAAATCGAAGAATTTCCAAAAATAAACGCCGAACGTCGTATTATCCATATATCGGAAACGAGCGCATACGCCAAGTTTGCCCGGTGCATTGTCGGCAAATTGGTACGACTGAAAGAAAAAGCGAACGTTGGCGGCAATTCATGGTATTGCGAGTTTGTACACGACGACGACCGGAAAGCCTTAAACATGGCGGCGGGTTGGTCTGATAATAAGAAATTGTATTTGTTGGATGGTGTTAAATTCAAATAGTTATGAGTGTAAACAAAGTTATTTTATTAGGGCATATCGGAAAAGCCCCGGATTTTAAGGAGTTCGACAACGGCGGTTGTGTTGCGACCTTCTCGTTGGCAACCACGAAACGAGGTTTTACGACAAAGGACGGGCGACAAATCCCGGAGCGTACCGAGTGGCACAACATTGTATTGCAAAACGGATTGGCAAAGGTAGCCAATCAGTACGTTAAAAAGGGCGATAAACTTTATATTGAGGGGGAATTAAGAACCCGGAGTTATGACGATGCGCAAGGCGTGAAACGGTATATTACCGAGATTGTCGCAACCGATATGGAAATGTTGACGCCAAAAGGAACCGGAGCCGGAACGCAAGCCCCGCCGCCGCCCGTGCCGGATGCACCCGCCCCCGACGGAACCGACGATTTACTGTTTTAATCTGTTTTAGTATGGGAGCGATAAACGGACGGGTTATTTACAGCCCAAAGGGAAAAGCCGGAGAATATGCCGAGAACGCCGCCAACTTTTACGTTGGTTGTTCCAACGGATGCACGTATTGTTATTTGCGCAAAGGGCGGGGCGCAAAAGTGTTGGGCGGCAATACCCCGGAATTGAAAAAGGCATTACGGGAATATCCATACGCATTGGATATATTTACGAATGAGTTGTTGAAGCATAAGGGCGAATTGCAAAAAACCGGGTTATTCTTTTCGTTTACGACCGACCCGTTATTGCCGGAAACGCAAAGGTTGACCCGCCAAGCAATCGGCGTTTGTCAACGCCACGGCGTCCCGGTTAAAGTGTTGAGCAAATGCGCCGAGGGTATCAATGTTTTAATCGACTTTGCCGAGGCGTCCGAGGGTTGGGATAAATCCCGCATTGCCATTGGTTCCACGTTGACCGGGTGCGACGAATTAGAGCCAAAAGCAAGCCCAAACTGGATGCGTATAAACGCATTGGCACGGGCAAAACGCCACGGGTTCCGTACCTTTGCAAGCGTTGAACCAATCCCCGTGGGAATGTTTGACCGGGCATTTTCTGTAATTGCTTTGTCGTACCCCTTTGTTGACTTGTTTAAGATAGGATTACAAAGCGGTTGCAGATATACAAAGCGGGAAACATTGACGTTTTACAACGACGTGTTCGACTATTGGGAGGCGCACCCGGACAAAACACCCCGGATATATTGGAAAGATAGTTTTATAAGAGCGTCCGGGATTGAGCGGGAAACATTGCCCGGTTATTGTGTCCCGGCGAATTACGATTTATTCAACGAAAAATCAAACGAAAATGCAGTATAATAACAAAGACTATAAACCGGAATTGCACGACCGTTGGCGTGCATTAACCGTTAAAAATCCGTATGCAACGCAGTTGGTAACGGCGGCGTATGAGGACAACGGGATTGTTTACGGCGAAAAATGTATTGAGGTACGCAGCAAAAACACGCCGTACCGGGGCGATTTAATGGTTTGTTCGTCTGCTAATCCCGTAATTGCGGGATATGAAAGCGGCGTTACTTTGGGATTGGTTGAATTGTACGACGTTAAGCCCGTCGCCGATTTTACCCCGGAAGATTGGGAGAATACCCGCATACCGCCCGAAAAACGTAAATCCATTACAAAGGGGTTCGGTTGGCTGATGCGGAACCCCCGCCGGGTAGTTGAGTTTCCAATTAAGGGACAATTGGGTATCTATAATCTCGTATATACCAAAGGCGTAATAACCGAATACCCACGGGCGTTGGTAGTTGATAAACAGAGTTACGAATTATTAAACAGAAAAGGAAATGAGTAAAAAACAAGTTGGAATTATCCGCAACAATGGCGACGTACATACGGCGCAAATTGGGTTCCATATCGGACGGGTTGGCGTATCTGTTTACGTCTGGGAATATTGGAAATATAAGAGTTGGTTTGTTGTTCCCGGCGTGTCCGTGGATGCGGTCAACGGTTACGACCGTTATGTTGACATTGAGGCGAAAATATTGTTTGTCGGTATTGGCATACGGTTTATATGGATTAAAAGAAAGGTAAAATGATGAAAGCAAAGATTTTATTGTTATCTTTGGCAACGCTTTTGTTGGGGGCGTCTCAAAGCGAGAACGGACCAACGGAACATTTTATTTACTACATAAATCCGAGAGCATGGAAGAAAGAAACGAGTTTGTAACGAATACCACGGCGGCAATGATACAGATAAACGCCCTCCGGTATAATTGCGAGATTGTCGAAACTGCATTAGCGGGCGGCGATAGGGTGCGAATTTGCGTAAAAGGCGCAAAGGAAGATTTGGACGCATTGTTTGACTATGTAAACGAAGCGGGCAAAGAATGAGAGTAAAGCAACCCAAACCGTTCGACCGGGAAAGAGAATATAAGCCCGGCGAACGGGCAATTGTCAACGGTTCGGTTTTAATTGCTACACTATGGACGCCCGCCGCACAACGGTTGGCAGATAGCCCCGAAACATTATTTTGCCGACGTTGCGTTTGTTGTAAGATTGGAAAAGATATTTGCACCGGGGCAAATCTGAAATGCGATAAATACAGCCGCACCGACCGAAAAACGATTTTTTGGCGGTTGGCATATCCAAAGAGTAACGCAGTAAGAACAATTAAAAAAAATAGTAATGAATAAGCAAGTATTAAGCCCCTTTGATTGCGATATGTGCGCAATGATTGAGGACATAACAAAACAAGAAATTGAGGTTACGGCGTCCGATACCTCAATACGTTTGAGTTGGGCGCAAAATGGAAGCGAGGGAAACGATAAAGCCGAGGGACAAAGGATTGAGGCGGTAAAACACGCAATGCCGACATTCGACGACCCCGGACGCATGAACGCCGTAATTGATGAATTGGCAGACCTTAACGCCGTTGTATTTCATTCCGCCGCAATATTAGGCATACCGCAACGGGATTTGTTGGAAATGGCATACGACAAAGTAAAAGGACGCCAAACCGACCCAAATTATAAACGGACACACCCGCACGAACCGAACAAAGGTGCGGGAATTTACGTTGCCAAGAATATAAACCCAAAAAATAATAGAGCGATGAAAGAAAAAAGTTTTGCACAAGAATTGGCGGCATTGATTAACCGCCACGGTATCGACGCCAAAATGAATACGAACGATTGGATTTTAGCAGATGTTGCCATTGATGCGTTAAACGCATATGGGAAAGCCAACCAATTACGGGAAAAAATGGCAAACGCCCCGGAACCGGGGAAAGACGATTGCGATTGCCCGGCGTGTACATTGCGCCGAGCCTTACAAGGGAAAGCCCAACCCGGCGGGAAAGAATACAGAAAACCGGAGGCGTTCGACGTACCAAAAGAAGTGGAAGCAATGGCGGCGTTCTTTGCTGATATGTTCCCCGGTTCCGAAATACAAATCCAACGGGTCGATTTGAAAAAGAACCCCCGGAACAAATGCCGGGCAAAGAATAAACGGAAAGGAGGGCGACGCAATGAAAAATAAATGTTCGTCGGAAATTCCCAATATGCCGACCGGATGCGCCCCGGATAATCGACGCCCCGAAAAGATATGCGGAACGTGTCGATATTTTAACCCGGAATTTCCGGTAAATGGAAAGCCCGCCCTGGTATGTTTGGCAATAAAGGAAATGAAAGGGGGAACGGAATACACCAACCCCCGTGGAACGCAACATTATTTTCGTTGCTCAAATGGGAGATACGAAAACGGTATAGGACAATAGGCATAAAAGCCCCGGAAACAAAGCCGGGGTTTTGCCGTTTATGTACATGAGATAACAAAGGTTTGGCAATGCACCGGAAAAGCCGTAAATTTGCCCGTGGTTGAAAGATAACCATTAAGACGATAAAAGTATTGAGTTAATAACAAAAGCCTCTTAAAATGGAAATTCCCCGCAAATAACTTGCAAACGAAAAACGTTTATTATCTTTGCAAAAAAAAGATATGGAAGTTTGGAAAGATATATCCGGTTTTGAGAATTACCAAATATCCAATTATGGTAATGTAAAAAGCCTCAATTATGGAAGAACTGGAAAAAGTAAGTTGCTAAAGCCAACAGTAAGCGGTAAGGGCTATTTGCAGGTAAGGTTATATAAGTCCGGCAAACTAACTGCATTAATGGTACATAGATTAGTTGCAATGGAATTTATTCCAAATTCAAATAATTGGAAACAAATAAATCATAAGGACGAAAACAAGTTTAATAATAATGCTAATAATTTGGAGTGGTGCGATAATCAGTATAATAATACATATAACGGCAAACATAATAAAATTGCTAAAGCTGTAATACAACGTTCAAAAGCAGGAAACGAAATTGCCCGGTATAAATCCATAAGGGAAGCGGAAAGAAAAACGGGAATAAAAAATATAACGATTACCCGATGTTGTAAAGGAGTATATAAAACGGCGGGCGGCTATGTATGGGAGTACGATTTGACAGCAAAGAAGGTTTGACTATGAAAAAGAGAAAGAAGCCATTAGGCTATAATAAACGTTCCGAGGAACAACGAATTTACGACATTCGGTTTTGTTCCGATTTGTTTTTGCGTGGGTATTCGTACCGGGAAATTGCGGACGCATTGAACCGGGATTTGTCCGCGCGTGGAATGGGTTATACAATAACCTTTCAAATGGTTTATTACGATTTGCAACAATGCCTTATTGAGTGGAAACGGGAACGGTTGGATAATATCGACGAATACGTTACACAAGAATTGCGCAAATTGGATAAGATGGAGCAACAAGCATGGGAGGCGTGGGAGGCGTCGAAAACCGGAAAGATGCGCACCAAAGAGAAAACCAACAAAGGGCGACCAATCAAAACCGATGCCGAGGACGGCGACCCGGAATATTACGGGTACAATGAAACCGCAACCGAAACGTCCGCCGGGAACCCCCGGTTTTTGGATTTGCTTTTGAACATTCAGCAACGCAGGGCAAAGATGTTAGGGTTTGATGCACCCGTTAAAATTGAGATACCCGGATATAACGCCACGACCGACGACGATAAACCAAAGTACGATGTTAAGGCAATCCCAGACGATATGTTGTTTGCTTTGGCTGATAAATTGCAGTCCGCCGAATATCAAAAGGCATTGTTGGAGAAAGGAGGGGCGCAATAATGGCAAAGAGAATAACCGCACCCCGTCCGGGAACCAAGCAACCGGAATGGCAAACCGAGATTTGCGATACGTGCCGTTTTTCCGAATGGATAACGGACGACCATAGACACCGGGATTTAAACGGGAACCCGATTTGTTTACGTTGCCCGCATTACGAATTTTACATTGTCCGAGGTCGCCGGGCGTGTTCTAAATGGGAGAAAGGAGCAAAGCAATGAACAACGAACAATTATTGCAGATGTACGACGCAATCCGGCAACAACCGGATTTGCTTGTTAAAGCCGCCGCCCGTAAACGCCTTATCAACTTTGCCCGGTATATGCAACCGGATTTAGTATTAGAGCCGTTCCACGTCGTTTATTATACGTTGTTGGATATGTTCGCACACGGCAAAATACGAAAGATGATTGTACAACAACCGCCCCAACATGGCAAATCGGAGGGGTCGAGCCGTAAATTACCCGCATTTATGTTGGGGTTAGACCCCGACCGCAAAATATGTATCGGTTCGTATGCGGCGACAATCGCACGGGATTTTAACCGGGACGTTCAACGAATAATCGACACGCCCCGGTATCGTGAATTATTCCCCGGCACGTACTTAAATGGGTCAAACGTCGTAACAATGGCTAATACCTATTTGCGCAATTCCGATGTTATCGAAATGGTAGGGCGTAAGGGGTCGTTGCGTGTCGTCGGTCGTGGCGGTTCGCTGACGTCTAAAACCGTGGACGTTTCGATATTGGACGACGTGTATAAGGATTACGCCGAGGGTAACAGCCCGATAGTACGGGCGGCGGCGTGGAAATGGTACACGACCGTTGTACGCACCCGTTTACACAATGATAGTCAAGAATTGATTGTATTTACCCGTTGGCACGACGACGATTTGATAGGGCGCATTGAAAAGAGCGGCGAAACGATTATTGATGTTAAGTGTTGGGCGGATTTGGAGGACGTAACGCCGGGGGCGTGGGTGCGCATAAACTTTGAGGGGTTGAAAACCGGGGAACCGACCGAGATAGACCCACGGGAACCGGGGGCGGCATTATGGGAAAGTCGACACAGTAAGCAAAAGTTGGAAGCGCAAAAGGCATTAGACCCGGTGCAATTTCAATGCCTGTATCAAGGCAACCCCGGTTCCGCCGAGGGTCGATTGTACCAACCTTTCAAAACGTGGGTCGAAAAATCCGATTACGGCACGTACATACGTTCCGGCGCATACATAGATGTTGCCGATGAGGGGGACGACCTTTTGTTTGCCGCCACGTATGACGTTTATAAATCGGACAACATGATTTTCAACGAGAAAACAAAGCGTATGGAACCGTTGTTATTTGCTTTAATTACGGATATGGAAATGACGGACGAAAATACGGACGTTACAACCGTAACCGTTCCGGCAATGATTAACAGGAACGGCACGCAAAAAGTATGGGTTGAGAGTAACAACGGCGGTGCGGGTTACGAAAAGGTTATTAAAAAGAAAATGCGGGCAATGACAGACCCGTTTTATCAAGGCGGCAATAAGGAAAGCCGGATAATTACGGCGTCCGCAATGGTAAACCAAAGTATTATTATGCCGTTCGGTTGGGAAACCCGGTACAAAGCGATTTACGACCATGTTACAACCTTTTTGCGTAATTTCGATGCGAATACGCACGACGACCCGGAGGACGGATTAACCGGGATTTACGAAAAAGAGATTGCCGACGGCAATATACAACCATACGCACACGCCAACCGGGGTGTTAAACGTCGTAACTAACAATTTAATTGAGATATGCAAGTTTATAACGGAAAAAGTTTATAACTTTGCAACGTAGAAGTAATACAGAGGGCAAAGGGACAGCCCAACGAGGTAACAAATGTAATTTTTAACGTTAAAATTTAAAGAGTATGATTACTTGTAAGTGTCCGGCGGCGACTTCATTGCCCGATATTCCCGCCGTAAAATGCGCCGAAAGTTTCGGGCAAATCCAAAAGGTAGCATTTCAGCGTCTAACCAAAGGCGATGGAAGCAAAAACAGTTTCACGGAAGAAAAGGCAATTATTTTGCGTGCTTCATGGACGCCGTTGTTGACGGCGAATGATAGTACGAAGATTGTCGTTTCCCCGTATATCCAAGCCCCGACCAACGAAGCCGGAGCCGCCCGCACCTTTGGCGGCGGTAACGAAACATTGGGAGGCGTTGAGGAAATTATAGGGCGTGAACCTAACCCGTTCACGGGCGTAATGCGTAAAATCCCCCAATCAGTAATTAAGGCAATGAAAGAATTGCAATGCGAAAGTTGGGCGGACAATTTGGGCGTCTATCTGTTTGACGAAAACGGAAGTATTGAAGCAATTCAAGACGAAGAGGCCTTGACAACGTATTATCCTATTCCAATTCGTTCTTTGTTCATTGGCGACAAAACGCACGGCGGATTGGAAGCCCCAGACAGCAACACAATACAATGGGCGTTTTTGCCGAACTATTCGGACAACCTCACAATTGTAACCCCGAATTTCAACCCGCTAACCGAATTGAACCCCGCAAACGGTTGACGATATGGCGGCAAAGGTTACAAAGGTTAAATTAGTTTGTCCGCCGCATGGTTTAACCGAGGAATTGGAGATTAAGCACGCCGAAAGGTTGTTGAGGATGCCAAACAACGGCGGTTGGCAGTTACCTAAAGACAGCGATTTTAAATTTACCAACGACAATGGGATTGAGTATAAACGAAATAAAAAAACGGATAACGGAGCCGAAAAAGCGTAAGACGATAAACAAAGCCGTTTATCATCAACAACGCATTAATTTTCACGCCCGCACCCGTATTACGTCGTTTGACATTTGCCAACCGATTACGGATTTTATGGCATTTGTTTCTAACCTATTGCCGCACGATAAATTTAAAATGTTCAAAACATTGTTCCGTTACCCCGTTAAGACAAACGAGGTAACGGGCGTTTGTTTTGATAAGTTGAGCCGGATTTTTGACGGTCGTAACCCGGCGTTCAATTATCAGTTCCAAAACCCGGAACAAAGGGATGATTGGGAGTATTACCGCCAAGACGTATTACACGAACCGGAAATTTGGAGTACAAAAGGATGGGAGTTTTTCCAAACCGAAATAAATAGCGTTCTTATTGTCGATATGCCGAGCGAACAAAACCCCGCCGACAAATACCCGCAACCGTATTTCTATTGGTTGCCTATTGCGTCCGTGATTGATTACAGAGCGAACCCGACGACGGGGGTAATGGATTATATCATATTTAGGCAAGACGGGGAACGTATCGCAGTAATTGACGACGAACGTTATAGAGTTTTCAGAGAGGACAAAAACCACAATATCGGCGAATTGCTGATTGATAACCCGCACGACGTCGGTTATTGTCCCGCCCGTTTCTTTTGGAATGAACCGTTGAGTTTGTCGGAACCCGACGTTAAGCAATCCCCGCTAACTAAGCAATTGGAGGCGTTGGATTGGTTTTTGTTTTACCATATCAGTAAGCGACATTTAGATTTGTACGGTGCATATCCGATATATTCCGGTTACGAACAATCATGCGATTTCAGTAACGGCGAAAATGGCGATTATTGCGATGGTGGGTTTTTGAAAGACAAACAAGGGTTTTACAGATTGGACGCCGCCGGGCTTTTGATGCGTTGCCCCAAATGCGGGGATAGTCGTATTAACGGCGTCGGTTCGTTTGTTGAAATACCAATACCGGACGGGGATAAACAACCCGATTTGCGTAACCCGGTGCAAATGCTAACCGTTGACCGTGGGAGTTTGGATTATAACGTTGAGGAAGAAAACCGCCTAAAGAATGACATTATTACGTCGGTAGTTGGAACCAACGAGGAAATAACCACACGGGACGCATTGAACGAGCAACAAATACAGGCGAATTTTGAGAGCCAAAGCACGGTATTAAACCGAGTAAAGAAAGGATTTGAGGCGGCGCAACAATTCGTCGATGAAACCGTTTGCCGTTTGAGGTATGGCGGTTTGTTCGTTTCTGCAAAAGTCAATTACGGCACGGAGTTTTATTTATCCAACGCAACGGAGTTACGGGAACGTTACAAAGTGGCAAAGGAAAGCGGCGCAAGCGAGGCGGAATTAGACGCCCTACAAAACCAAATTATCGAAACGGAATACCGGAACAATCCAACCCAATTGCAACGTATGTTGACGTTGGCGGAATTGGAACCGTACCGACATTTAACCCGTAACGAGGTATTGGATTTGTACGGCAAACAGATTATCAGCGAAAACGATATGCGTATAAAGTTGAATTTTGCTGACTTTGTACGCAGATTTGAGCGTGAATATTTGAACGTGTTAGAGTTTGGGTATAATATGCCGTTCAACTCTAAGATAAATTTTATAATTAATAAAATGAATGACTATGCTAGTGAAAGTAAGCGAGGGCAAAACTAAAGACGTTGCGATTATCGACGTTACGCCCGAAAACTACATTGTCCCGGACAATGAGAAACATTTGTATCATTGCGTTATCGAAATTAAGAAATTCGACAGCGAAACGGGCAAACGGTTATCAATTCCCCGTATTCAGAAGTTCGGCAAAAAGGGTTATGAAAATAGCATTGCCGACAATCTGAAAAAGCAGGGTTACACGATTACCGTATTGCACGACCCCAACGAGTACATGAAAGCCAAAGCCGAGGCGGACGAAAAGGCAAAGGCAGAAAAAGCCAAAGCCAACGCCGAGAAAGCCGCCGCCGATGCCAAAGCGAAAGCCGAGGCGGACGCCAAAGCCCGTGCCGAGGAAAAGGCAGCATTGAAAGCCGAGATTTTGGCAGAACTGAAAGCGGCGGGAGTTATCCCGGCGGAACCCGCCAAAGAAACCAAAGCCGATGCAAAGGCAGAATCCAAGGACAAACCCGGAGCGAAAAAGTAACAGAGTATTAAATCATTAAAAAAAACATTATGGCACAGATTGCACAGCAGGACAATTTGGTTATTGAAGTAACAACAACCGCCGCCGCATTGGATAGCGACACAAAGGAAAAATTGATTAAATGTATTCAGGGTGGAACAATTACCGACGTCATTTTGGTAACAAAAGAGGCTGAAAAGAAAATCAGCCATGCACGTGTTGTTAGTTGGTCGGTTGACACAACCGAGAATTCGTCAAAATACACAATTGATATTATTGACGCAAACGGCAAAGTATCAGCAATCAAACTTAATTAATTCAAAGGGAAAGAATTATGTTAACGAGAGAAATTTTAGTTGCAAATGCGGCATTAGCCGGATTAACCGACGAACAAATTGCGGCAATTACAACATTGTCCGTCAACGACGAAAATAGCGTTATCGCCAAAAAGACGGGCGAAATTTACGGCGGATTGGATGCCGATATTTTGGCGGCGTCCGGTATCGCAAAGAACGGAACCGAAAAGACGTTTGATTACGCAAAACGTGTGGTCGCCGAGTTCAAAACCAAAGCGGAAAGCGCAAGCGCATTGCAAACCCAAATCGACAGTCTGACGAAAGAAAAGGCACGTTTGGAAAAGGCAATTGCCGACGGTGCGACCGATGCGGAAACGGCAAAGGCGTTGAAACAGGCGAAAGCCGATTTAACGGCGGTAACAACGCAGTTTAACGACCTCAAAAGCAAGTACGATGAAGCCGAAAAGAAATTCCAAACGGAGTTGTTCGGCGTTCGTATCGAGGGTGCATTGCAGACCGCAACCGCCGGGTTGAAATTCAAACCGGGATTGCCCGAAAGCGCAACAAAGGTTTTGTTAGCGCAAGCAATCGACAAAATTAAGGGTATGAACCCCGAATATATCGACGACGGAAAAGGCGGTAAAATCCTTGCTTTTAAGGACGAAAGCGACGCAATCATGCGCAACCCGAACAATCAGTTGAACCCGTACACCCCCGGCGACCTTTTGACCCGTGAATTGGAAACAATGGGTATTTTGGATAAAGGACGCCAAGCGGCGGGCGGCGGAACCAATCCCCCGGCGGGCGGCGGTGCAGGCGGTAATGTTACCGTTGATATATCCGGCGCAAAAACGAGGGTTGAGGCATACGACGCAATCGCCAACACTTTGCAACAACAAGGTTTGCAGATTGGAACGGCTGAATTTGACGCCGGAATGAAACAGGCATGGCAGGACAACAATATTGCCGCATTACCGGAAAAGTAAAAGACAACACGGGTAAAGGGTAAACCCGCATTTATAAACAATTTAATTTTTTAAACAATGAGTTTAATTGCAACAAGAGTACAGGATTGGCGGATAGAGAACCCAGAGTTAGACCGTAATATGTTCCGCCCGTGTGAGTACGGCGCATTGGATTTCTTTATTGAGCAAACCAATGCCCCTAACTCAATCATTAGCCCTAATTTGAGAGATAGGGCATTAGTAAGTATCGGTAACACGGTACAAGTTCCGGTTATCGATTACGACGAAAACGTACAAGTTAGCAACGTGCGTTCATGCGTTATTGCTGATAATGAAAATACGTCCGCATTGGTAACGCTTGGTTGGGCTACTTATGCAATCGGGTTTACAATGGTTCCGGCGGCATACTCAAACAATGAGATTTCGTACCAACACGATTTTATGCGTAAAATGGAGAAAACAACCCGTGCGTTGGCGGATGCTTTGGATAAAGGAGCCGTTGCCGCATTGGAAGCGAACAAAACGCAGATTTTCAAAACTTCGCTTAATTACAGGGAGAACGGGAGCGCTATCCAAGTGCCAACCCAAATGGCAACCGAGATTTTGGGCGACATTAACCCAATCATGCGAGCGAATTGTTACCCGGAATATATCCACCTTATCGCAAATGCGGGGGTTGATAGCCTAATTCGTAAGTTGGCGCAACATGGCGTTTACAACGACGTTAATAAGCGCATGGAATACGATAACAAAGTATTGCATTATACCAACAACGTAATCGACGAAAGTGGCAAAATGGGAACAATGTTTGCCGTTGCTGATGGAAACGTTGGTATTTTAACCCGTGTTGACCGTGAAGCGTACCGCCGTACCCGTGCGAATTTCCACGAATGGGACATTGTACGATTGCCGTACATTGATTTGCCCGTTGGTTCGCATTATTATACCGCCGTGGGCGACCAATCGGCGATTATGGGCGGCGCAACCGCCGATTTGACGTGTGCCGTTAAGGAGTATTTCGGATTTAGCGTTGATGTTGCCTACATGGTAGCATATAACAGCAAATCGAGCACCGTGGCAAATCCGATTATCAAAGCCGAGATTGCAGCACGCAACCAGAACGAACCGTTAGGAATGCCCGTATATGTAACCAACGCCAGGGAATTTCCCGCCGGGGGTGCAGGCGCATAAGCCGGGAAACGGAACGATTATTTAATCGAGGGGACGGGGTGGTTATCCCCGCCCCCTTTTTAATTTTACGCAGTATGTACCGGATTAAAGAGATACAAGATAAATTATTAAACGTCGTTGGTTGGGAGCAATCATATAATCCCGCCGAGGCAATCGCCGAACGGTTGACAGAAACCGAAAGCGGGTTATATTTTCAAGGGGCGCACCCGCTTGTAACGTTGGATAATATGGCGGCAATCGTCCCGGACAATTGGGGCTTTCAATACCCGGTTTGGAACGATACAAAGGAATGGAAAGCCGAAACCGTGGTACAATACGCCAACGATGCGGCGGGCAAACCTTTGTATTGGGTTGCTTTGGTTGATAACGTCGCCGAGGTTCCCGCCGAGGGTTCGACCTTTTGGGAGAAATACAACATATTGTCCGACTATTTGGAGCGTTTGACCCGCAACGGAATTTCCACGGCGGTACAAACGTTTACCCAAATAAAGGGGTTGGATAAGGAAACAAAGAACCTATTAGAACGGCGCACGTTCTTTGACGGTGCGGGACGAATAAGAGCAACCCAACCGAATAATCATAAGTTGGTAGGGTTTGAGATTATCCCGGTGCGGGCAATGGGAGTTACCGCCCAAATACACCGGGTTGGCTTACAAATGACAGGCGGAACCGGGATTGTGAAATTATACCTTTTCCATAGTTCGCAGATTGACCCCGTAAAGACGTTTGATTTGAATTTTACGTTGACAAATGGCGGCTTTCAATGGTTCACGTTGGAAGATTGTTTTTTGCCGTATATCAGCGATGCAAACAACGCCGGGGGTGCGTGGTTCCTTTGCTACAATCAAGACGATTTGCCCGCCGGAATGCAAGCAATTAACGTGTTGAAAGATTGGAGCCGGGAACCGTGCGGAACGTGTACCGGGTACGGCAATATTGAGGCATGGCGGCAATTGACAAAGTATTTGCAGATTTCCCCGTTTATGTACAACGCCCCGGAAACATTCGCCGAATACCCGGAGTTGTGGGATATAGCGTACACGATGTACACTAATACGCTAAATTACGGGTTGAATTGTGAAATTACCGTTGGTTGCGACCTAACCGATTTTATCGTTGAACAACGGGCGATTTTCCAAACGGTAATACAACGCCAAGTTGCGGCAATCGCTTTGCGCACGTTGGCAATGAACCCCAACGTAAGGGTCAACCGGAACCAATCCAACGCCTCTAAAATGGAAATATTGTACGAGTTGGACGGGAACGTTGAGGGACGCCCCGGCGGTTTGGGTTATGACCTTAAAAAAGCGTTTGAGGCTTTGCGATTAGATACGCAGGGGATTGACCGTATTTGTTTGAGTTGCAATAACCGGGGCGTTAAGTACCGGACAACGTAATTGCATTATGGCGGGGTTACAATCAATAATTGATTTGCGCAACCGGGTTAATACATTTAACGATGGGTTGACGTCCGGGTTGATTATACGGGACATAATCGACGACGGAATGACAACGGCGTTTATCATTGATGCCAACGCCGAGGAACAATTATTTGAACAAGGTATTAACCGATTAGGCGTTGACATTATGGATTATCGACCTTATACCCCGCTAACAATAGCCATTAAGGAGGAAAAGGGACAACCGACGAACCGGGTAACGTTACGGGATGAGGGCGATTTTGAGAGTAGTTTTTATTTGGAAGTCGGCGACAAACAATTTGAAATTAAGGCGTCGGATTTCAAGACGGAAGATTTGATTAAAAAGTACGGGCGGCAAATATTGGGATTGACGAACGAAAACATTGCTAAATTGATTTGGCAATACGTTTACCCGGATTTGCTAACCAAAGCAAAAAAAACAATATACGGAAATGGATAGAGTACCGATTATAAAGAACCCGGAATTATTCGACCGGGTTATTGCCAATATTCAAAAGGGATTGGCGGACGGGTTGCCGTGGCTTAATTATTCCTTTGGACGTTCTGAACGGTTGGTTAAGTCCATACAAGGAAAACGATATTACACGCCCAATATTTACGTCGGCGGCAATGAATATATGTTGATTGCCCCGGATAGTAATATAGGGAATTTTTCGTTTTTCGTGTTGGACGACCCGCAACAAATTGATTGGTTCCCCGGCGAACAAAACAAATATACAACGCCGTTTTCGGTTATCTTTTGGTTTGATATGCGCACGATAACCAACGACCCAAACAACCGGAATACGGAGGCGGTCAAACAACAAATCATGCGGGTATTGAATGGCGGTATTTGGTTGCGTTCCGGTTCCATGACAATAAACAGAGTGTACGCAAAGGCGGAAAACATATTTGCCGGGTTCACTTTGGACGAAATAGATAACCAATTTTTAATGCACCCGTTCGCCGGGTTCCGGTTTGCCGGGGAATTGGGAATTGATGAAACGTGTTTAACTGATTAAAACAAAGTGTATGCAAGCATTTTTATTTTATACGGTCGTGGTTGCTTTGGTTGCTGCATTCGGTTTGACCTTGTTACGCAAATGGCAGGTTATCGAATGGGTACAAGTCCACGGCAACGAGTTTTTCGCAAAGATGTTTAATTGCGATTTCTGTTTGTCCTTTTGGGCGGGGGTTGCTTTAGCAATCCTTTTGGCGTTTATAACCGGGAACCCGACGTTGTTGTTGGTTCCCTTTTGTTCCACAATGATAACCCGTTTTTTGCTATGAAAACCGTTAAGATAGGAGAACGAACCGTTGAGATATACGACGCAATCGACGAATTGCCGATGTTGCGATTTCATAAGTACAATAAAATGTTGTTAGTTGATGCCGGGATTGGTTCCGATTTGCAGGATTTCGACACGCATATTGAAAAGGCAATAAGATACGCCCGGAGTAAAACCCCCGAATTGGCGGCAATCGAATTGGATAATATGCGGCAAAACGTGTATTTCATTCAAACCGGAATAAGCCCAAAGCATTTGGCGTTTGCCGTGTTGGTTAAATCAATCGACGGGGAACCGTACAACGATTTATCCGACGATGGATTGCAAAAGGTCGTCGATATGTTCGGCGATGTTCCCGTTAAAGAGTTGACCGCCCAAATGGAAGCGGTCAAAAAAAAAAT